GCTGGTCTAAATATTGCTGCACCAGCAGAAGGAACTGAAGTATTTGATGTTATTTGTAATGCACCAGTAATTGAAGCATTACCTGATACAACTAATTTTTCATTCGGATTTGTTAAGCCAATACCAACGTTGCCTGAAGTGTCAATAACCATCTTATCTGTATGGAAAGATAAAACACCTGAAGCACCACTTTTTAATCTTATGCCAACAACTTCTTGGTCTGCATTATTAAATTTAATACTTGGAGTTGATGTTCCTCTTACTCTTATATCACCACCATTAACCTCTAATTTATTATCTAGTGCAGATGATGCTCCAATTCCAACGTTACCTGAAGAATCAATACGCATACGTTCTGCTACAGTACCACTATTAGCAGTTTGAAATTGTATAACACCATTATTTAAAGCACTTCCAGTAATAATACCTATATTACCTATACTGGCATAACCACTATTATAAACTTGCGAAACTAAATAATTACCATCACCATTAGTTGCAGAATTGGTTGGACTTGCAACAGTACCTCTTGATTGTTTCATTAATACAGAAGTTACACCGCCTGATGCTATACCAGTAAGAGTAGATACAGTTCCAGCATCATCATTTACTTCTAAGGCTGTTGAGGGACTACTCGTTCCAATTCCAACGTTGCCATCGCTATTAATAACCATTTTTTCTGAAGCTGAACTAAAAGCATCATTTTGTGTTTGAAATCTTAATAATTGTCCATCAACCCTAATTTGAAAGTTTTTATCAGTTTCACTCGCATCTTGTAATTGTATAGTTGGAAAATTATCAGTTATCCTTAAAGAAGTTCCTGACGTTCCTGATAAATGAAGTTTTACAGAAGGACTAGTCGTACCAATTCCAACATTGCCACCATCTATAATTCTCATAGATTCTGATGAACCTTGAACAAATATAGTATCTTGTGGTGTAGTTATTTTAAGGTCACGACCACCATTTTCTACATTGAATTCTGTTGCTGCAAAACCATTGTCAGTATCTTCTAGCTTAATGTTAGAAGCTCCTGTACTTGCAACATGAAGTAGAGCAGATGGACTAGTCGTACCAATTCCAACATTGCCTGAAGTAGTTACTCTAACTCTTTCAGTAGAACTAGGTGCTAGAGTAATATCTCCAGCAGATGCAACTATTCTAAATTCATTGGCGTTTGTAGAATGAGTATTACCATACTGTTGTAAAATACCACTAGATGTTCCTGCTGTTAGATACAGTCTTGCTGTTGAAGTAGCTGTACTGTTTGTATATTGAATACCTATTTGGTCAGTAGAAACTATATCTAAAGGTCTAGCTGGACTAGCAGTACCAATTCCAACATTTTCACTACTATCAATAGTTATAGCTGTAGAAGTAGCATTATCATCAATACCTGTTGAAGTAAAACCTGTAAGCGTACCAACACTTGTAATATTAGGTTGAGCTGCTGTAGCTAGTGTGCCTGTTATAGATGTATTAGCTGTAAGGGTTGTGAATGTACCTGCTGCTGGAGTTGTGCCACCGATGATAGTACTGTCTATTGTACCACCATCAATGTCTGGAGTATTTATGTCTGGGCTTGTAAGAGTTTTATTTGTTAAAGTCTGTGTGCCTGTAAGTGTAGCAACTGTAGAGTCGATTGCAACTGTTAAAGTGTTAGTAGCTCCACTAGTATCAATACCAGTTCCACCAGCGATTGTAAGGCTTTCAGAGTCGAGGTCAATACTTAAAGCACCACCTGTATCACCTTGGAAATCTAAGTCCTGTGCAGTCACCTGAGAGTCTACATAAGTTTTAATAGCTTTAGCAGAAGCAAGAGTAGTATCTGTAGCTGCAACAGTTGATATATCTGTATCAATTTCAGTAATACCATCAAGTAAATTAAGCTCTGTAGCATTAGAAGTAACACCATCAAGAATGTTTAATTCTGCTGTAGTTGATGTAACTCCATCAAGTACATTTATTTCAGCAGCAGTAGCTGTTACGCCATCTAATATGTTAAGTTCTGCAGTTGTAGAAGTTACACCGTCTAATAAGTTTATTTCTGTAGCAGTGGCTGTAACACCATCTAAAATATTAAGTTCTGCAGTTGTACTTGTAACTCCATCTAAAATGTTTAACTCGGCCGCTGTGGATGTCACTCCATCTAATATGTTTAGTTCAGCAGCAGTTGAGGTAACTGTAGTACCATCTATAGCAAGGGTATCTATTTCAGCAGTACCGTCAATATATAAGTTTCTCCATTGTTTTGTACTTGTGCCTAAGTCGTATGTATCATCTGTATTAGGAACAATGTTAGAGTCAATCTCAGCAGATAAATTAATACTATCAGTATCTGCATCACCAAAAGTAAGATTACCTGAGATAGTAGCATTACCTGTTACGGTAAGATTACCGCCAACAGATAAGTCATTGGTTGTAGTTACATTACCTGTAAGTGTTGATGTACCTGTAACAGCAAGTGTAGAACTAAGTGTAGTAGCTCCTGTAACTGCTAAAGTACTTGAAAGAGTTGTAGCACCAGTTACCCCTAATGTGCTTGATAATGTTGTAGCACCTGTAACACCTAATGTAGTTCCAACAGTAGCAGCTTCATCAACAGTTAATGTATCAATGGTGGCAGTTCCATCAATATAAATATCTTTAAACTCTAATGAACTTGTACCTAAATCTATATCGTTATCTGTAACAGGAATAATAGCTCCATCGGCTATATATATTTGTTGTACTGGGTTGCTTGATACTTCTACATAAAATTCTATATAATTATTTGTAGTATCTATTAATACTTTATTGTTTGGAGAAGTTTCACCAGCATCTCCAATTAGACCTATTACTGGTCCTTCTGCTGTTGTGCCATCGTGTTTGTGACCAGTTGTATTACTAAATGCATTAACTAACTGATTGTATTCGTTATTAAATAATGCAGCAGTAATTGTATCGCCATCTACGAAAGTACTTTGTCTTATATAACCTGCCATTGTTTTTATCTCCTACCTGAAGGTATGTAATCTACATATAAACCGTTAATTTTATACGATGGTTTACTATCGTTTGAAATAAATGTAAAATTGTTTGAAGTTCCACTTCCTTGTAATGGTATCCTAATCATAGGGTCTGCTGTTGCTCCAAAAATGTTTGTTCCAAATACAGCACGTCCAAAAAATGAAGGTGGATTTAATGTTCCTAGTGAAAAATTTTCTGCTGGTTGAGGTGTATCTCCACTATTATAATCAAACTTAATTTGAACTTCTGGAGTTGATAGACCTTCTGAACCTGCTGAAACTTTTAAATAGTGTAAAGTTTTTAAAGTTCCTAAATCACCATAATCATAGTCTGGTGTTGAGTATCTTGCTAATATAGCAGTCCCATCAAAATCATCACCTGAATCATGTATATGCACATAACCTGTATTATTCCCGTGATAATATGTTTCAATACCATCTTTATTAAATCCTGAACCTATTTCAGTTACTTCTAATCCTTTTGTTTCTGACCACTCAAAACCATTAGGTCTAAGTGTTCCTATAATTCCTCTTTGTCCTGCAGCTACTGCACTTACGTTACTATAAAATAATCTGTATTGTGATTTTTCTCTAATAACAACACTTGTAATTCTATACGTATTAATATTTTGAGCTAGTAATGTTAGTATAGGTTGTATTGCTTTAGATAGTGTACCTAACTCAACGTCACCAATTCTTGCAGTACCAGCAACTGTTCTTATTCCGTCTGGTGCTAAAAATAATAAGTCACCAGCAATCTCTTGTATACTATATCCGCTTAAACATCCTACGTTTTCTGTAATAGGGTCTATACGAATATTAGCACTATCATTTATGTTTATTAGTTTATGTATGCTGTTTTCAGCAAACACTATTAAATCTGTTCTAAACCCTTTAACACCTTGTATTTGGTCTGATATAGTTACAGAACCTGCACCAGAACCTGTAAAGTTATTAGGGTCGTTATAGACACTGTAATAAACAGTGTTTAAATTATTTTCTACTCCTGCTGCGATTAAATGATGGTCGTGAATAGTAATATACTTTACACCGTTAGTACCATCTACAGTTATTTCTTCAGTAAAAAATGTTCTAGTATTTAAAGCTCCTGTGCCTTCCATTCTAAAAGCCCAAGG